AGGTTATTCGAATCGCTCTATTAGGCTAGGCATTGCGCGCTAAAGTTTGTTCGATTTTCTGCGCAATAGTCCCCCAACCCCGGCCGCAACCAAAAAGCCGGACATTATACCACAAGATTTTGCTTTACGCTAGTTGAACTTTGTGTGTACTATTCGTCTATGCCATTGATCAGTAGAGCGGAAGCAGCGCGCGCGATGGGCGTTACACCAGAGGCGGTGTATGCAGCGGTGAAGCAAGGAAGGCTGCCCGTCGTTCGCACGTCAGATGGGCGCGAGCTGGTCAATAGCGAAACAATGCGCGAGCACTGGGCGAAGAACACGCAAAGGCGAATCGGTCGAGGGCCGAAGCCACCAGCCGGAGAAAAAGCATTTCCGCCACCGAGACCGAGGATGACCAAGACGCAAGAATCAATTCCCGATTACGACGAAAGCAGGGCGCGGACTGAGCATTTAAAAGCTGAACTGCTGGAGCTGGATAGACAGCAAAAGGAGGGAATGCTGGTCAAGGCTGCGGATGTTGAATTGAAATGGGTTGAGATTGTGACATTAGCGAGGACGAAAATTTTAGGTATTCCAACCAAAGCAAAGCAAAGAATCCCAGATTTGGATACCGATGCAGTGACGATGCTTGAGGATATTGTGCGTGAAACGCTTGAAGATCTAGCGGAGAGTGTCGATGGATAACCTGCTGAAGCTTGAAAAAGCAGCCTGGAAGGCGTTTAAGCCACCAGAAAAGCTGAGTTTGAGTGAATGGGCGGACCGTTATGCGTTTTTAAGCGCAGAAAGCAGCGCGGAAGGGGGCAGATGGCACACTTTGCCCTATCAAAAGGGAATTATGGACGCAATAACGGATCCAAAGGTTGAGCAGATTACCGTGATGAAAAGTGCGCGTGTGGGGTATTCAAAAATCCTGAACCACGCGATTGCGTTTCATATTCACCAGGATCCGTGTCCGATCATGCTGGTGCAGCCAACGATTGAGGATGCGCAGGGGTATTCAAAGGAAGAGATTGCGCCGATGCTGCGTGATACGCCTTGCTTGAAGGGATTGGTTAGCGAGTCGAAGGCGAAGGATGGGGCTAATACGATCTTGCAGAAGCAATTTCCAGGCGGAACGCTGAGCTTGGTGGGTGCCAATAGCCCGCGAGGTTTCCGTCGTGTCAGCCGGCGTGTGGTGTTATTTGACGAGGTGGACGGCTATCCGTTGTCAGCGGGTGCTGAGGGTGACCAGATCAAGCTGGGTATCAGGCGAACGGAGTATTACTGGAACCGCACGATTGTTGCTGGCAGCACGCCGACAGTAAAAGACTTCAGTCGTGTGGAGCGCATGTTCCTGCAGACGGATCAGCGTCGTTATTTCGTGCCATGCCCGGATTGTGGACATATGCAGTACTTGAAATGGTCAAATATTAAGTGGTTTGACAATGATCCTGAGACTGCAGGGTATTGCTGCGAGTCGTGTGGGGTGGTGATTCCGCATTCAAAGAAGCGGTGGATGGTGGAGCGTGGTGAGTGGAAAGCGACTGCGCCAGGCAATGGAAAGCATGTCGGCTTTCATATTTGGGCGGCATATAGCTATAGCCCGAATGCGACCTGGCCGAATTTGGTCGAGGAGTTTCTTGATGCGAAGAACGATGCCGAGCAGTTGAAGACGTTTGTCAATACGGTGCTTGGCGAGACATGGGAGGACGAGTATGCGTCGAAGATTGGCGCTGACTCGCTGCTGGAGCGCGCAGCGGATGAGCAATATCAGCAGTACGTACCGCCAGTCGAGGCGCTGGCTTTGACGATTGGTTGCGACGTGCAGGATGATCGTTTGTCGCTGAGCGTATGGGGCTGGGGAAGAGAGGAGGAGGGGTGGTTGATTGATCGGGTGAAGTTATATGGCAGTCCGTCTAGGCCGGAAGTGTGGAAGCAATTGGACGAGATTTTGCAAAAGCCTTATACGAATGAGGCAGGCGAGGAGATGAAGGTGCTGTGTTGCGCGATTGACTCCGGTGGTCACCACACACAGGAGGTGTATCAGTACAGCAGGGAGCGCGCAGCAATGGGCGTGATTGCGATTAAAGGTATGTCGCAGAAGGGCAAGCCACCGCTGGGGAAGGCGTCAAAGGTGGATGTGGACTACAAGGGCAAAGCTTTAAAGAAAGGGGCACAGTTGTTTCCGGTCGGTGTTGACACGGTGAAGTCGTTGTTGTTTGGCAGGTTGAAGCACAACGAACCTGGTGCCGGATATTTGCACTTTTTCCCGACGATTGGCGTTGATTATTTCGAGGAATTGACAGCCGAGAAGCAGATCTTGAGATTTAGGAATGGCTATCCAGAGCGCGTGTGGGTGAAAAAGAGTCAGGCTCCCAACGAAGCTTTGGATGAGATGAATTATGCGTATGCGGCATTGCATCGTTTGTACCAGAAGATGGACAGGCGGACGATCTGGGATCAGCTTGAGCGACGAGAGGGTGAGAAACCGAAGCGGGTGACTCGAAGGGTGGCAGCACAGCGGAGTTTCATTAAACAGTGGTAAGGACTGGCGCTAAGATCAAAGCAATTGCGAGCTGGTAAGCGGCAGTGAACATTCCCCAGAAAATTCAAGCTGGGACGACTGCTGTGTGGGTCGATGATGCGACCGTGGACATCTTCGGCGCTGCTGTAGATAATACTACACATACGTTAATTTATTATTTACGTACAAATACCGCTAGCGAGGGTGTGACTGCTAGCGCTGTTGCGTATGACAGCGGATGGAAGACGACATTGGCGGCTGGTACTACGAGCGGCATGGATGCCGGTACGTGGTATTTCCAGGCGGTTGCGACGAAGATTAGCGATAGCTCGGTGTTGGAGCTTGGTCGCGGGTCATTTACGGTCGAGGCATCGCTGGTTTACGCGGGATCGCCGGTTGCATTTGATGGGCGGTCGCAAGCGCAGAAGGACCTTGAAGCTGTCCAGGCTGCGATCAGGACGATTGTCGCGGGTGGCGGCGTTGCTGAGTACCGGATTGGTAATCGCAGTCTGAAGAAATATGATTTGACTGAGCTGCTTGCTCTTGAGAGCAGGCTAAAAGCTGATGTTGTTCGCGAGAAGAAAGCCGAAATGATCGCGAACGGTCTCGGTAATCCTAATTCGCTTTTTGTTCGTTTTGGTAACGGCTGATGGGCATTCGCACTGAAATCCTGCGTCGTTTTGGCCTTCAGCCTGTACCAAAGGCATTACCTGTTGTGCCAAGGCGCCGTAATTATGCGGGGGCGATGATCAGCCGGCTTACAAGCGATTGGCTGTCGTCGCAAGCGAGTGCAGACGCTGAGATTCGCACCAGTCTTAAGAAGCTGCGTGATCGCAGCCGTGAGATGGTGCGGAACAATCCGTATGCGCGGCAGGCGAAGCGGACGACGCAGATCAATGTTGTTGGCAGTGGGATCAAGATCCAGTCGCAGGTGACGGCATTACGCGGCAGTCGTCGTGATGAGCGTGCAAACGCAATGATCGAAAGTAAGTGGACGCAGTGGTGCAGAGCTGAGCACTGTGACGTTGCTGGTCGGTCATCGTTTTCAGCTTTCGAATGGCTTGCGATTGGTGCTTTGCCTGAATCAGGTGAGGCGTTGTTCAGGATTGTTCGCCGGTCGTTCGGTGGAAGCAAGGTCCCACTGGCGCTCCAGATGCTTGAGGCTGATTATTTGGATGATGAATATCAAGGCCCAACCCTCGCCCAGGGGAACGAATGGCGGATGGGTGTGGAGGTTAATGAATGGGGTCGCCCTGTGCGGTACGCCTTCCTCACTCGCCATCCAGGTGACTACTGGTTCCAGAATGTGCCGCAGCGAAACGAAAAGCATGTCTTCCTGCCGGCGGAAGATGTGATTCATCTTTTTATCCCTGAACGGCCACAACAACATCGTGGCGTGCCTTGGTTCCACAGTGTGATGGCAGATGCGCATCAGCTGCAAGGGTACGAGGAAGCGGCCGTAATTCGCGCACGCGCTGGCGCGAGTGTGATGGGTTTTATTACGAATCAAGAAGGTGAGCTGACTGCGGACGACGTTGAGAATGAGCGTCGGATTAGTGAGTTTGAGCCAGGGATGTTCAAGTATTTGATGCCAGGCGAGAACGTTACGGTGCCGAGCATTGATTCGCCGGATCAGCAGTATGAGATGTTTGTACGTAATAAGGTACGCAGGTTTGCGAGTGGCTTTGGTTGCTCGTATGAAACACTGAGCCGCGACTTCAGCGATACCAATTATTCGAGCAGCAGGTTGTCGCTACTTGAGGATCGTGAGCACTGGAAGGTCGTGCAGTCATATTTGATTGAGCATTTTCATATGCGTGTATTTCGTGAGTGGTTATCGCTTGCTGTACTTGCTGGTGAGCTGCCATTCCCTGATTTCGAGACCCGTCCTGATCGGTACGACAATCCGCGTTGGATGGCACGCGGATGGGATTGGGTGGATCCGTTGAAAGAGGTGAAGGCTTATCGGGAGATGGAGCAGGCAGGGTATATGACGAAGGCGCAGATTGTGGCGCGAATAGGTGGTGACTTTGATGAGAATTTGGCTGAGATTGCCAGAGAGCAGCAAGCTGCTGAGCGTTTAGGAGTTGAGCTTGATCGTGACATTATTGAGCAACCAATGTTGGCTGCAGACCAGCCGTTACCACAGGAGGAAGGCTGATGAGTGCGATGCCATCTGATGGAATGAGAGAAGAGGCGCGTCGTTATCGCGCGTGGAAGGAAGAAGGACGCAAGGGCGGCACTGAGGTTGCTGCTCGTCGTGCAGGACAGATTTTGAGCGGTGATGAGATAAGCGATGAGACGATTCGTGTCATGAGCGCATGGTTCGCGCGGCATGAGGTGGACAAGCAGGGCGAAGGATTTAGCCCTGGAGAAGAAGGGTATCCGTCGCCTGGCAGGGTGGCATGGGCGGCCTGGGGAGGTGATCCAGGTAAAACATGGAGTGATGCACTTGTGGCTCGTATGGAATCTGACCGTGAGTTGACGCCTGATTTGACTGCGCCACAGGTGCAGCTTTATGAGGCGTATGAAGAAATCGCCGAGGAGCTTGGCCAGTTTGGGCAGGATGCTGGTCCGCATGGATCGCATTACATGGCCGAGAGCCCATTTGCTGGTGACGGCATGATGTGCGCAAATTGCGCGTTCTATGCGGGACCACGCGCTTGCGAAATCGTGAGTGGTGACATTGCACCTGAAGGGGTTTGCAAGTTTTGGATTATTCCTGAACGGTTGATGTCAGAGCAACCTGAGATGGAAGAGGGCAGGCCGTATCCGAATGAGCACGCGGCTCGACTGCGTGATCCGGGGCAGTACGACCGATTCCGCCGTCGCAATAATGCAGCGGGCAAAGGTGTTGATTTTATTTTCGGGATCAAGGAAGGCGAATCTGGCGCTGAGCTGCAAGCGATCCGGTTCAAGCTTTCGGAATTCAGCGCTGCTGAGGCGCGTGCATGGTTGCGCTAGCGTGATTATGAGCCGATTGAATTTGAA